GGAAAAGGTCTGTTTCGTGTTGAGAATGTCTCTCTGGATGAAGCCACCGTCTATCTCTACGACATCATCGTGTCAGACAGCTTTTTTGGTGGCGTCTCCGCCATCGACTTTGCCAGGGAGATGACGGCTATCAACGCAGGGACCATCCATCTGCGCATTAATTCTCCGGGTGGAGAAGTCTTTGCCGCCCAGGCAATGTCCCAGATTATCCGCGAGCATGATGCGCACATCATCGCCCACATCGATGGACTCGCAGCCAGCTCCGCCTCGTGGGTCGCCCTGTCCGCCGACGAAGTCGTCATCGCACCGGGCGGCATGATAATGATTCACAACGCGCAGACTATTGCCTATGGCGATTCCCGTGATCTCAACGAGACCGCTTCTCTGCTCGAAAAAGTCGACGGCATCCTGATCGCCACCTATGCCGAAGCCACCGGACAGGACACCCAGCAGATCGCCGACTGGATGGATGCCGAAACCTGGTTTTCGGCGGAAGAAGCACTGCTGTACAAGTTTGCCGATCGGATCGCCAGGAATGATGATGTCGCCCTCGAGAACGCCATCCAGTGGAATCTCACAGCCTGGTCAAAAGCGCCATCAAAATCGCCAGCAAACCAAGATGGAAACAGAAACGATCCGGTCTCAACCCTCGATCACCTCCGCCGGCGATTACGCCTGGCAGAGAAACAGACGGCCTAGACGCTCCCGCGTCTGCTGATCAACCGTCAGAGTGCGGTTTTTTTACATCCTCTATTTAGGAGAGAGAACACCATGAAATCCATTCAAGCCCTGCGGGAGCGCCGTTCCGCGATCGCACAATCCATTCACAAACTGCTCGACGACAACCCGGGCGACAAGTGGACCCCATCCCTGCAGGAAAAATACGACCAGGGAATGTCAGAAATCGAAAACATCTCCGCCGAAGCCACGCGCGTCCAAAATGTTCTCGACCTCATCTCCGAGAACTTCGAGAATGACGCGGCGAGTACCGTCGTCGAGCGCACCGCGCGTGACAAAAAGCGCCCGTCCAACGTCGACGCCTTCTGGAATCTCATGAAAAAAGGCGAGAAGCTGGTCACGCCGGACGAATGGGGGGTGCTGCGTAACACCATGTCCGTAGGCACCTCAGCACAAGGCGGATATACCGTTCCCACCGAGGTTTCCGCCTCCTTGGCCGATGCGCTCAAGGAATACGGAGGCATGCGCTCTGTATCCGAAGTCTTCCGCACCACGCAGGGGAACGACATCAATTTTCCGACGTCTGACGGCACTTCGGAAACCGGCGAGCTGATCGGAGAGAACACCACCGCCACCGGTGCCGACCCGAGCTTCGGTGTGGTCACGCTCAAAACCTACAAATTTAGCTCGAAAGTCGTGGCATGCCCATTCGAACTGCTGCAGGATTCGGCGATCGACATGGAAGCTGCCATCATGTCGCGCCTCGTCACCAGACTGGGACGCATCACCAATACCTATTTCACCACCGGCACCGGCAGCGGTCAGCCCAATGGAATTGTCACGGCAGCAACGTCAGGAAAGGTCGGAACAACCGGACAGACCGTCACGGTCATCTACGACGATCTGGTGGACCTGGTACATTCCGTCGATCCTGCCTATCGAAATCTCGGGCGGTGCAAATTCATGATGAACGATTCCTCGCTGAAGGTAATCCGCAAGATCAAGGATTCCAGCGGGCGACCGATCTTCATGCCTGGATACGATGGCCTCGGTGGATCCTTCCCGGACACCCTGTTGGGCTATCAAATCCAGATAAATCAGGACATCGCCGTGATGGCTGCCAATGCCAAATCGATCTTGTTCGGCGATTTCACGTTCTACAAAATCCGTGACGCTATGGACATCCAGATGTTCCGTTTTGACGACAGCGCCTACATCAAACTCGGACAGATCGGATTTCTCGCCTGGATGCGAAGTGGCGGGAACTTCGTCGACGTCGGCGGCGGAGTCAAGTATTATCAGAACTCCGCGACCTAATTGAATTTCAACATCGATATTCCGGCGCCAGATCGGGCGCCGGACAGGAGAAAATCATGACGGTCAGACTACTGTCCGGATGGAAAGACCCGCGCACCGGACGGGAATACAAATGCTCCGACCTGCTGACTACGGACCCCGCGACGGAAAACGGCCTGGTCAGTGCAAAACAGGCGGACACCAATTTGTCTGGTGGGAACGCATGGGTCCCTCCCGCGTCGCAAAACACCATCGACGCTTCAGAATGGCTCAATTCAACACCGATCTGCATCGCGTCCATTGGTGTACCATTTATTATCCCGCCTGGCGATGGCTCGGCAAACGGACTTCAATTTACCGGGTCTTCAGGTGCATTCACCCTCTCCGCAGCCATTCTGGCCAATTCATGGAATGCACTCAAGGGCTGCTGGATGTATATGCCAGCGTCTTTCGGTGGGTCTACGTACCCGGCTGGCTGGTATTGGGCAGTGTTTTCCAGCGACACGGCAGGGATTCTCTATACCGAGACCTATGTCTCAGGGAGACCGGCTCGTCCGGCTACCCAAACTCCATTTTCGACGAATCTTTCCGGATGGCTGACCACCACGACCGCAGAAGTCACGGGCCCCACCGGATTTCTGGTCCCTGGCGGGGCCATGGGCAACAGCGGCAGACTCAAAACCCATTTGCGCTGTCTAGGCAACGCAACGGCCAACAAGATATACCGGACATATCTTGGGGCCACTCTGACTGCCCATGTCGGATCGGTCACCGTCAGCCCGGACCTCGAGTTCCTGTTGTCGTCAGTTAATCAAGGGGTTCAGAATTTGCAGATCAATAGCCGGCAAGCGGTCCCGACCGGGGTCGGGGCCACTGGATCATTTTTCACAGCCGGAACTGAAAATTCTTCGGCGGATACCTCGATTGATCAAATTTTGTCACTCAGCCTTCAGATCAGCACCACAGCGGCCTGTGCAATACTGATTCATGCCGATGTCACAGTTACTCACGGAGATTGACCCATGGCGAGAATTTCATTTACCGGTGCCAAACGATTTGCCGATGCCGAAGCAGCCCGCCTGGCTGCAGTCGGTGCCGGCGATCCGGTTCACGTCCATATCATCCCGAATGGCAATATCGTCTGGGTTCTGACCGGGCCGGACGCCCCAGCGTCGCTCAGCGCTAATGACGTTAAATTGAGCCGCATGCAACTCTACAACGGTGCTTTGGTCACCGGAGGCCAGCCGCTGCTGGTGGCCTTCGAGGCATATGCCGCCGATCGCATCGCCAATGGCACGCCGGTACAACGCATTTACTGGAGAGACTGCAACGAATTTACCCGCAACACGACATTCATCAACCAACTGCGGGTAGCGATTCAGGGCGCGAAAACCAACCCGGTCAGTCTCAAGGAAATGGACGACGTCTTCATCAACGGTTCCGGATACGCCCCGGCCACGACGTAACATGTCACTGATCCTCATCACTCCGCCGGCCGTTGAGCCCGTCACCGTCGACGACATCAAGGTCGCCGGGAGGATCGACGGCACCGCATTTGATGCGCAAATCACCAATCTGCTTATCCCGGCGATCCGCCAGGAAGCCGAGCATCGCCTGGCGCGTCGCCTGATCACCCAGACCGTCGAGCTGCTTCTCGATGGATTTCCATCGTCGATGGACATCGATCTGACTTTGCCTGATGCGCAGGCAATCACCAGCATCAAATATCTGGACGGCACCGGGGTAGAGCAGACGCTTTCCACTTCGGTTTACCAGCTCGATGCGGATAATGTGCCGAGTCGCGCGTTGCTCAAGGTTGGCCAGTCATGGCCGGAGACGCAGAATTTCCCCCACAGCGTGCGCATCCGATTTACTGTCGGCTATGGCAATGCCGGGACGGATGTCCCCGGCAATGTCCGGCTGTGGATCATTGCCCATGTCGTGCAGGCGCTCGACCACCCGGATGGACTGGATGCCGCCGGCCTGCAGCCATTGCCCTACGTCGATCGGCTGCTCGATGCCGAGGCCGTCCTGCGCGTCGCCTGATCATGCCGACCTCTGCATTCCAGCCGGGGCGCGCCGCGCATCGCATCAAGCTGCAGGCAAAAAGCGTCGCGCGAAACGCCATCGGAGAAGAGATCGTCACCTGGACCGATGTGGTCACCGAGACGGCCGATCACTGCCTGTGGGCCGAAGCGTGGCCACTCAAGGGCCGCGAATTTTTCGCCGCGGCCGAGACGCAATATGCCGCAGACGTTCGTTTTCGTCTGCGTTACCGATCCGGCGTCGTCCGTGAGCAGCGCATCCTCTGGGACGGCGACCCGTACGACATCACGCAGGTCGTCGACGTCGGCGCCGGGCATCACACGCTGGAAATCCTGGCAACCAATGGGGTGCGGAATGGACGTTAAAAGAAATGCCGAAGGCATCACCGCCACCGTCGAGGGCATGGACCAACTCAAGGCCACTCTGCTCGCTCTGCCAGACAAAATTCGCCGCAAAGTGCTGTTGAGCGCGTTGCGCAAAGGCGCCGCGGTGGTGCGCAAGGCCGCGCGGGCCGCCACGCCGGAACTCGCCAAACCGACGCCCTACCGCACCAAGGGCCTGCTGAAAAAGCGCCTGATGGTCCGCGTTTCTCGGACTTCAAAAGCCGCCGGACATGTCGGTGTTTTCGTCAACATCCGCCCGGCGGAAGGGACGCAGTACGTCAAGCACAATCTGCTCGGGGTCAAATACAAGACCGTCAAGCGTGAATCGCAGCGCGGCGCGCGCAGCCCGAATGACCCGTTCTACTGGAGATTCGTGAATTTCGGCACCAAAAAGGGGAACAAACTCCCGGCCGCCAAATTCCTCGAAGCCGGCGCCGCCGTGCTTCCACAGGCCCTGGAAATATTTGAACGGGAAATCGGGCCAGCCATCCAGAAATTCGACACACCATGAGCGCTGAAGCCAACCTCTACTCGGCACTGACCGCGCGCGCGGCGCTGACCGCCCTCGTGAGTACCCGCATTTTTCCGGATGTCATCCCGGAAGGCTGCGCCCTGCCGGCCATCGTCTATCAGCGCGCCAGCACCTCTCCGGTGACCACCATCGGCAATGTCACCGTGGCCGAAAACATCCGGTTCGTCATCACCGCCTGGGCAGAAACACGCACCGCGGCGGATGCCGTGGCCGTCGAGATCGGACAGGCGCTCGCGGCCGCAGAAAACCCGGCGGGCGATCGGTCCACCGGATTCGACCAAGAATGCGGGCTATATGCCGCCACCGTGGACGTCGACTGGTGGCACCTGCCGTAGCCTGATTTTCCGCAACACAACCTACCCGCCTAGGCGGTTTTTTTGGAGTAACCCAGATGAGCACCCCTCGCAAATGGTCGAACGTCGCCGTGGCCATGCAATCGGCCCTTGGCGCCGACATCACGATTACCGCCATCAGCAAAGCATCAGAAGGCGTCGTCACCGCAACCAATACCCTGAGCAACGGAGATTTTGTCTCCCTGACCATTCAGGGCATGTACCAGCTCAACGACCGCGTGGCCCGTGTCAAAGCGGTTTCCGGAACCGGCTTTACCCTGGAGGGCGTCGATACCACGCTGTTCGACACGTTCAGCAGCGGCACGGCCAACAAAATCACCTTCGGCACCTCAATCACCACCGCGACCAACATCACGTCGTCCGGTGGGGACTTCGACTTTATCGATACGACGACGATCCACGGCAACAGCAAGTCACAGATCCCCGGGCTGCCGAATCCCGCCAACTTCTCATTCGACAACATCTGGGATGTCTCCGATGCCGGCCTGCTGGCCATCAAGCTGGCCAGCGATGGCCAGGCCAAGCGCGCCTTCAAGTTTACCTTTGGCACCGGCGGGCAGATCATGGCATTCAACGGCTATGTCGGCGGCAACCTGCTGCCGGCCGGTCAGGCGCAGGGGCTGGTGACCACGCAGACAGTGATCACCATGAACGGCTCGCCGACGTATTACGCCTCCTGATGAGCACGTTATCCGAAAAAATCCGCAAGGCGCGCGAGATCCGCGTGGACGTCGGCGGCAAAACGTTCATCATCCGGCGCCCGACGACGCTCGACATGATCGATCTGCAAGGCAAGTCTGCGGCGCGCGCGATCCTCCCGCACATCATTGGATGGGAGGGCGTCACCAGTCTCGACCTGTATCCTGGGGGCGACGCGGCGCCGGTGCCGTTCGACACCGACGCCTGCGCCGAATGGCTGGCCGATCGCGTCGATCTCCTCGGCCCTATCGCCCAGGCGGCGGTCGACGCCTACGACACCCACCGCCGGCGCATCGATGACGACGCAAAAAACTGACTGGCTGGCTTGAGCAGCAGAATCTTCCTGGGCAACTCAGGCCAGCCGGCCACCCGCCCAACGAAATCGCCCTGGCTATCCGCGCTTGGAATCTCTGCGGCGGCATGGAGTGGGAAGCGATTCCGATTGTTGCCGACATTTTAGGCGTGCGCGACGTTGAGCGACTGATCTACCAAATGACCATCATCCGTGATCACATGAGCGAAAAATAATGGCCATCGCACGACTTACGATTGACCTCGAAGCGCGATTGACCCGGCTCGAGGCTGGCCTGGCCAATGCAAACCGCGCCGCGGAAAGGTCTGCCGGGCAGATGGAGCGCGCGTTCTCCGGCGTCGGCGACTCGATCAAAGGGGTTTTTGCCAGTATCGTAGCAGGCGCCTCGCTTGCTGGTATTGCCAATCTCACGACCAGCGCGATAGATGCGCAGGACGCACTTTCCGACCTCAACAAGTCGACAGGCGTATCGATCGACCTGCTTGCCGGGCTCAAGGGCGCGTCGGCCAGCGCAGGCACGGACCTCGATGGAGTTGCGTCGGCGATCAATAAGCTGTCGATCAACATCGCCAAGGCGCCAGAGAAATTCGCCGAGATCGGAATTACTGCGAAGGAGCCTCTGGAAGCGCTCAAGCAGCTTGCTGATGTTTTTGCATCGATCGAAGACCCGCAGCAGCGCGCGGCCGTTGCTGCTGAGGCTGTTAGCAAGTCGTGGTCAAGCCTGGCTCCGCTGCTGTCAGACGGTGGAGATGCGCTCGGGGAGTTGGTCGGGAAGTTTCAGGAAACGTCTGGCGTAACCGAAGAGTCAGCGCGCGCCGCTGCCGATCTGAATGACAAACTAGATCTGCTGAAGTCGTCTATCTCGGCGATCGGAATCGCCGCGGCTAATAGTCTGGTGCCGATCTTGGATGCCATTGTGCCAGCGCTTTCCGATAGTGCCAGGGAAGCAAAAAGAGCAAGTCAGGAGTTCTCGCCGCTGGCCGAGACAATGCGCGCTCTGATTGTCGTTGGCGGCAATGTTGCCTTCGTGATGCGTAGCGTCGGGACGGAAATAGGCGGCATGGCGGCGCAGGTTGCGGCGCTTTCTCGTCTCGATTTTCAGGGGTTCTCGAACATCGGCGCCGCAATGCGCGAAGACGCGGCCAGTAGCCGGCAGGCGTTCGACGCCTGGGAAAAGTCAATTATGACCGCCGGTCAGAAATTCGGCGACTACAGCAACGAGGGCCGCGGCCGCGCGATAACTCCGGACAAGCGGGCCGCGCCTGCAAGTTCAGTGATCAGCAAGTTTATCGGCGCTGCCGGGGCTGGTGGCGGCGGGCGTGGCGGCAGTAGCTCCGCAAAGTCCGTTGACGACGGAGCCAAGCTTGTCGCAAGCCTGCGCGACCAGATCAGGAACACGCAGGAGCTGACTGTCCTGGAGCGTTTGAATCTCGACATTCAGGACGGCAAATACAAGACGGCCAGCGCCGCGAACCTCGAAACGGCGAAGGGGTATGCCCAGACACTGGACAACCTGGCCGCGCTCCGCGCCGCCGCCGAAGCTGCGGCGGAGGAACAGCGCCAGCGCGCTGACG